TGAAAGATTGCAAAACTGATAAGGACGTAAAATAATTTCTGAACACGGGTTAGTGCCATAGTGTATATCTGGATCTCTTCTTCCATATTTGGCTGCTTGGGTTTGAGCTGCGGCCACATTGTATATACCTCGTTCTCCCGACTTTGAGTCATATAGAGATTTCCATTCTGCAATAAATTGCTCCATATCTGGCTTGCGTGAGTATGCAACAGAATTATTAGACAACGCTCTCTGAGGGCTTTGCTCCCACCAGTTTCCTGATTTAGCCTGTGCCATTTCAATATCATTAATGTTAGAAAGAGAAATCATTGCTGAGCGACGAACTCCTCCTACAACAACTACTTCACCAATCTTGCACATAATATCATGGCATTCAATTGGCTTAAGGCTTCTTCCTGCGGCATTTTTAAATTTTGCAATTGTAAAATCAAACAAGTTAACCAATGGCTGCGGGCCAGATGATCTTCCGCCCATTGTCTTAAGTCTTGCGCCTGCAGGACGAACCTTAGAAACATCTATTGCTGGAATCTGACCCGACCAAAGAAGGGCTAGCAACTCACGATATGCTTTTGCCCATCCTTGCTTTGAATCTTCTACAGTAATAACTGTAGTTGATTTCTCTAAAGATTCTGGGACGGCAGGAAGTTTATTAATGTATTTGTATTCAACAGAAAACCCTACACCCGTTCCACACATAAGGATATACATTGTTTCATCAAATGAACGTGGTGAGTCAACTGGCAAAAAAGCACAATTGTATCCTGCAACATTATCTCGTTCTAGTGCTGCTCCTGAAGTCATTACGGAGCGCATTGAGGGCATGACATTTCTTTTGAATACACCGTCTTTTAATTCCGCTACAAGCTTTTCAGTTGGAATATAATTGTGGTTTTGTTTTAAGTGATTCAGCATGTAATCAAAATATCTATCTACTGTTTCACCCCACGTTTCACGACGGTTCTCTTCTGGAATCCATCTAGCGTAACGCGATAACGCAATAAAATTTTCGTAAGGGTTTGCAATAGTATTTGACATTTATAGTACCTGTTTCTCCGCCTAGCGGTCTAATTTAATTTAAGTAGAGTCCTATTCTACCAAACTTTTTTACGCATGGGAAGAGCATTAAATTAAAACTAAAGAAAACAGCTTTATTATTAGTTAACTAAAACAAATATAACATAAACTCTAGGTTGACAGATTAAACTTTTTAATGGTATTCTTATAGTTCGTTATCTCTATTGGAGGAAATGCCTATGGAGAATATAAAAGAAAAACTTAGCGATGTTTTACATCACTATGTTGCAATAGCAGTAGCTGTATTGTTTTTATTTACTGGTCAACCAGAAATGATTCAATCAGCATCTGCACTGGTTGTAAAACCAGATGTAAAAACCGAAGCACAACTTGACAAGGAAACGCTGAAGCAATTCAGTAATACTGTGTGGAAACCATCCGAGTCTTTAACAGATAAAGAATTGGTTGAACTTCTCAAAGCTGTAGGCTTTGAGGGTAGCGCCCTTAAAATGGCGTGGGCCGTAGCTAAAAAGGAGTCTAATGGACGCCCAATGGCTTATAACGGCAACATAAAAACTGGAGACAGCTCTTATGGAATTTTTCAGATTAACATGTTGGGAAACCTAGGTGATAATCGTAAAGAAAAGTTCAAACTGGACAGTAACTATTCGTTATTTGATCCAGCAATCAACGCAGAGATAACGTATTATATGACCAATGGCGGTCAAGATTGGTCGTCATGGAAAGGTTTAACTCCTCGAACAAAAGAGTGGCTAAACAAATTTCCATCTAGAAGTTAGAAAGGATTTACTATTAAGATACAATTGGTATCTGAATATCTGAGCCTTTCAAGAGAAGGTCTTGTTTCAGAAATGGCTTGTCCATTAGATCAAGGCCTTCTCTTTTCTAACACAGACAACGAAGATAAAATTTTTATTTATTGTGTTTCTTGTAAATACAAAAGCTATGTCGGTACAGCCCTTTATAGCAAAATGGTGAAAGAAATAGAAAATGCAAATAGAAAGCAAGTTTAACAAAGACTTAGTTCTAGACATGTCTTCTAATATTCCATGTGCACACATACCAAGAGCATTTCTTGCTGAAAAAGCATTAAATGTTATTCAGTCATATTTAGAGCTAGCTAAAGCTCGCGGCCTGAATACAATTGATGAAGTGCTTGAAGATATAAAAGTGAAAAATGACTGAAACTAATTCTAGTAATCTAGAAGACAACCTTCCTATGGTAAACTACATAATGCTTCATAGAATATATGACGTATTATGTCTAATAGCCAAACAAGGGGGGGATTTTAAAGAAATAGAAAAAATGGTAGAATACCATAAAGAAGGATTCTTGCTGGGACCCTCCCCAGCATTTATTTCTGAGGAGAATAATGAATAGAGAAGAAATAATCGACCTCATGACTGAGGTTTTTAGCGAAACAAATAAAAGCATGGCCCTTGCAAGTGGTATGGAAGAATCTGAAGTAGACAAATTTATTGAGCAAAGTACTCCTTCAATTAATCACGCCTTGACTGCTGTTTATGATGCACTTCTTGAAAAAGAAGTTGTAAAATAGTATTGCTTTGTCAAAAAACCTATACTACAATATAAGTGTGTAATATTAATTACACTATGCGGATATAACGCAACTAAAACCCTAAAGGATCCGCCTCCTTTAGGGTTTTTTGTTTAAGGAGTAAAATGGACTCGTATTTAAGCAGATGGACTGAAGATCAAGATTTTGTAAAACTACATAATGATTTTAATTTAATATGCAACATACAAAATTCTATGGATAATGCCCAGTACGGAAGAATATCTATACTGAGACAGCTGGCAAAACATCAATCTGTAAAAAATCCAAATTTAAACTTTGCTGAGACTGGTGTTTATGCTGGAATGACAATGTTCTTTACCGCCGAGTTTTGCAACAAATCTTTTATAGGAATTGATTCTTGGGAAGGTGTTTCTGAGCCAGGAGAGTTTGATACAGAATACTTTAAAACAGTAAAATTAAAATCTGAAATGGCGTGGGCAAAAAATAACCTATCTAGATACAAAAATATAGAATTAAAAAAAGGCTGGATACCAGAAGTATTTAAAGACCTTGAAGAAAAAGAGTATTCATTTGTACATGTAGATGTAGATTTATACGAGCCAACAAAAGAATCAATAGAATATTTTTGGCCTAAAATAGTTTCTGGCGGAGTGTTAATATGTGATGACTACGGTTCTTACAAAACAGAAGGATCTAGAAAAGCTGTAAAAGACGCTTTTGAAGATCACAATATACTTGAACTACCTACTGGCCAAGCTATTATGTGGAAGGAATGATACAATAATACTATGACCACTTGGATGAAAAAAGAATTTGAAGAAAGCGGATATACCGTAGAAACTCCTATTGATGGATTGCTTGTTGTTAAAAACTTTATAACGAAAGAAGACATTGAAGAATACATGGGTATAATAAATAACACCTCTGAAGAACAATGGGATAAATGGTATACAGACCAACTAAAGGTTTTCACAAAAGCAAAATTTGGCAGGGAAGATGTAGAAAACTTAGTTAAAGAAGGTTTATACGAAGTAACATTAAACTGGAATGATAAAAACGTATCCTTCATTGACTCAGATATACACAGAAGAATAGATAAAAGATTTAATGATGTGCTTGAAAAAACCAAAGAAGGACTTTTACTAAGTGGATTTTATTTTATACAGAGAATGTATGATGGGGTACAGCTAGTATCTCATCATGATCAAAATACAGATGAATCAATACAACACGCTGGAGTTATATACATAAATAATGATTATAACGGTGGTGAAATTTTTTGGGCTAAAAAAGGATTTGAAATGAAACCAGAACCTGGAGATCTTTTACTATTTGGTGGGGATCCAGAATGGGAGCATGGAGTAAGGTTTGTAACAGAAGGACCTACAAGATATGTACTTCCAGCTTTTATAAAAATACCTAACTTTTACAAAAATTAATTTTTGTTATGCTAAAGTGAGGCCCAAAATAAGAGAATCTTCTTCTCCTGAACTCATGATGTTTTCATTCTCAGAATCTGATACAAAAAACACAATTTCTTTTGGTGCAAACACTTTAGAAATAATTCCATTTATTTTTAAGCTACCATCTAATACAATATAAGCTTTTACAACTATTGCATCTGGATCTAACTCTACAGAAATTGTATTAGTATACTCAAAAGGCTCGGCGTTAGAGTAAGCCATAGTGTAATAATTTTTTATGTTTGGTAGGCTTTTTAAATCAGATAGCTCTACAAACTTTTCTCTTATTGCAGTTAAAGTAGGTCTTACTGGAAGTCTTGGATGAGAGTAATTAATTCTAGTTATATTAGAATACTGAATTGTTTCTTTTTCCTCATCTGTAGCAGAATTTAGCCAATCTTTAATTTCAAGAACTTCTTCGTCTGTAATTTCAAAAGAAATAAATTCTCTTTCTGAGTTTGCAGGAAGAGTAATTACTGGTTGCTCTTCAGCATGTGTTACATCATCAAGGATTCCCATTAATTTGCAGCCTTCCAAGATTCAAGATCTGCTATGTCAGACTCTGTGCCGAAGTTTGCTACTAGATACTCTTCAGACTCTTCTAGCTTTAGATTTGCTGTTTCATAAAGCAATCCATCGTAGTTTTGATCTTCTTGGTATTTAATTGTTAGCTTGCCATCTTTTGTTGCTTCCAAGATTTCTTCGTCTGATAAAGATGGGTTTGCTTCTTTGAATTCTTTAACTAGAAAAAGATCGAACTTGTTCCAGATTGCGTTTACTCTTTCAGAGTCAATTGTACTAAAAAATCTCATCGTGTATCTCCTTTAATTTTTAAGAATAAGTATATTATACCCTACATATTCTACAGATTCAATGTCCTAAAAAGTGCGGCGAAAAGTGAGCCGAAAATTAGAGACCATAGTCCTGAATTCTTTTTAACATCGCTATATACTCGTCCAATTGCTCCTCAGTAGGCCCTATATTATTTTCTGCTGGTACACCAGCATATACGATAAAAAGGAGGGCGGAAAGAGGAACATCATAGGCTAGCATAGTAATATTATACTCCATGTTTCACGTGAAACCAAGTAGATCTATAAATTAAAAAAAAGAAATAGTACTATAACGCCAAAGCATACAAGAAGGAATTTAGCCTTCTTAGTTTTTGGCCATTCATCTGGCACTCTTACATTATCCATATTTCCTCCAAGTAGGCCTATTGGGATTTGAACCCAAAGTCGATTGCATATAAGACAATTGCTTTAACCAGGTTAAGCTATAGGCCCTTATATTAGCCTATTATCTGATATATTATACCAAGGATAAAAGTCATTGCAGTTACTATGGCTATAGCCAAAAGAAGTTTCACTGTTCTATCCCCGTTTTTTTAAAAATTGAATCTAGGACTTCATCCATAGAATCATCTATCGTTCTAGTATGTTGTCTTGAACAGTTTCCACATTCTCTACACATATCTATCACCTATTTGTCTTATGTTCTTTATCTTGTTTTATAGATTTTATCTGGGTATATTAGATTTTAGGAAAGCCCCCCTACCCCCCAAATTTTTTCTTTTTGGAAAGATAGAGAAAGCAATTCCTGGAACATATATCCACAGATGTTATCTGGTACATATTGAGTTTCAGGGTAAGCCCCCCACAAAGCAAACTAAGTGTAGCATTTTACTTTTACCAAAGTCAATAGCTTATATAACAGCTATGTTGATCAAGTAGTATCTTACCATATCCCCCGCCATTTATTCTAGTTGACTGCTTTTTCAGATTTAAGAAAATGTTAATATATTTTTTACATGTATGATACACAATTTAGGCAAAACGGACATTTCGGATAGTGCGCCCATAATGAATGGTCATTTGTGACTCATCTCACACGATTTTTTTGTGATACACCTCACAATGTCCGAATTATACGCATTTTGGATTAGACATTTGTCAGACCCCCATGCTATGCTTAAGGTATAACAAAAACAAACGAAAGGTAATCATCTAATGAATACACTAGAACGAATTAGAAAAGAACAACAAGAACGCTATGCGATACAGCGTGAAAAGGATAAGGCTAAAATAGAGGCTATGTTTTCTAATAACCCTCGCCCTTTAAATAACGCCTACCTACTAGCGAAAGAGGAAAACTAATGAGCAACACAGTATTTGTTAGCACTTGGTTTTGCGACATCTGCCAGATAGAAACAGGCGAGGACATCGCAGGCTCTATCTGGTGCGAGTGTGACTAGTATCACACGACACACCCTAGCAACCTCCCCAATTTGTCAGACCCCCATGCTACACTTACAACATAACAACAACGAAAGGTCAGAATAAATGACACTAGATGAATACAAGCAAATGGTAGAGGCGCAACGCCTTGCCTCCCTAGCAATAGCCCTAGAGGCTTTGCGTAAGTCCGATACAATCGCTAAGGAGATGAATAAATAATGTCATACGCATACTCATACGAAACTAATAGCGTATCTAAATGGGATACTATCCAAGCAGATGTCGCAGACGCATACGCATACCTTGATGAGGTAGATGAGGAACAACCTCCACTAGATGAGTTTAATGATGAAGATACAGACGAACTAGCAAAACTATACGCACTAACATGGGAGAACTAATAATGATAATTACTTACACACTTTGGCAAGGTAGCCAATTACTAAGCGTTAATAACAAGGCTACTAGCGCAGATGAACTGCTAACAGTAATGACCGAACTAAATAAACTAGGTAAGGGTTTCACTTACAACATTAGAGAAGTAGAGGTAAATAAGTAATGACTATCGAACTAAATGAATACGGCTTTATGCTTGACATGGGTGATTTTATTTACTTATCCCTATCATGGGCTTTCCTTATCTTGTCCTCCGTTGTTTTTATCGGTTATAAGATTTATAAGAGAGTAAAGAATAATCGAACACTAGGCAATTGCTTGCCTACTAATACTAATGATACATGGGGAGAGTAATGAATAGACTACTTACTACACTAGTCCAATTAGGTATTGGTATTCCCGCCCTAATTATGCTCCGCCTTGTATGGCGTGAGATCGTAGCGGATTACCGAGAGTGGGCTAACTCACACTAGCCTAACGGCGTGTCGGCTTGACATTGTCAAGCTGGCCCGCAAGTACTTGCGGGAGTTATCCACAGGGTTACGGGGGTTATCCACAACCCCCAGGTTTTGCGACACGCCCGAGATTTTGTGATTACTATCACATAGGCTGAGCGTCTCATTATTTGGAATTACTGGCTAGTAGGTAGATAAATGTCAGACCCCCGTGGTAAAATACTACCATAACGAAAAAGAAAGGTGGTCACTATGACTACACTAACAAATACACATACACACACTCCACACATGGAGAGCGTATCTACTACCTATGGCATGGGTGTAGATGTCGAATACACTTTCTGCGAAACATGCGAGCAGAACATAGATAGAGTCTATTTCTATGATGACTATGACCGCTTACCATTTTATTCCGATTGGAGTTTAACTAAATGAAAACTAATTTTGAGGTAACGCAAGAAATAACAACTCTTGCTAAAAAGCACTATGGCGAAATGGATTTAGCCTTTAAGTGGGGTTGCGCTCAAGCGTTACTAAGCACTAAGCAATTAGAGATTATTCTAAACATACTAAAAGATAAGGAAACTAACTAAATGGCTGTATTTAATTTTGATTTATCCGTTACTGTTGAGGCAGATGATTTTGAGTCTGCCTTATCATGGTTAAAGGTTGTTCCATTAGAGCGACTTGATTTTATTGTTGTTGATTATACCGAATTGGAGTTAAGCGAATGAAATCAGATTTCGAAAAAGATTTAGAAATTAAAGAAAGCTTTATTGATTTACTAAATGATGTTTACCCTACTGTAAAAATTGGTTACTCTACTTTTACTCCCGCCGAAATTTTGGAATGTTGCGACCCAATCGCTTTTTCAATCGGACTAATTGAACATGAAGATTATTTAGCAGAAATGGAAAACGAATAATGGATTTTTTTGGATTTGAAAAAGCAATTGAAATTGATCATTTAACAGATGAGCAAATTCTAAAGCTTGAAGAAATTTTTAAAGATTTCGAATAAACAGCGGCGTGTCGACTTGACAAAAGTTGATGCGCCCGCAAAAGAGCGGGGTTATCCACAGGGTTACGGGGGTTATCCACAACCCCTGGAATTTGCGACACGCCCGAGATTTTGTGATTTTTATCACACGACTTGAGCGTCTCAAAATGTGGAATTACTCGCCAGTAATGTGAAAATGTCAGTGGCATAGGCTATAATTGCCAGTATCAACAAACGAAAGGTGACAACTCATGTCAGCAAAAGCATACACTATCGAAAGCCTCTTAGAGGGAAAACACTATCGCTCACACTCTCGCCATGACGAGGGAACTATCGTATACGCAACAAAGCGTGACGCAATTTGGTACGGAGAAAACCTAGAGGCTTACGCTATCGAGGTTCGCCCAACCCGTGGGATCAAAAACTTTTGGGCAACCATTGCGGTTAGGGTATCTGACTAATTTGTCAGTGCTATCCGCTATAATTACAGAATAAACAAACGAAAGGAAAACTATGTTAAACATAATCGACAAAACCGATTTCTATGAAATCGCAGACGAGCAACATTTTTGTTGTGATGAAAGTCAATTTAAGTATTACTGTATCGAACACCTAGAATTTATGGGTTGCTACTTTTGCGGATTTGACTATGACAAAGATTGCGAGGAACAACACTAATGATTAACTCAGTATTAACAATAGATTGCCAAGATTGCTTAGGTCATGGCGTAATCTTTTTTGGTGATGATAATGATTTTGATTGCGAGCCTTGCGATTGTCAAGATGGCTCTTTATTTAAGAACGGGGAAAATGACTAATGTACCAAATAACAATTTCCTACGATAGCAAGCCTATCCATTGGAATAAAAACTATGATGACGCTTTAGAAGCGTTCACCGCATTTCTTTCATTTACCGATTGGGGATTTGCTAACGAATACTCAACTGTAAATTTAATGACGCCAACTGGCAAGATGTACACAAAAACATTTTATCGTGAAGGTCGAAAGGTCGTAACAAAATGATGACAAGAAAAGATTATGTCGCAGTAGCAGAAATTTTAAACTTTGCTAGTGATAAGGCGCACCCTGCTTTATTTTCTAAAATTGTAAATGATTTCGCAGTTATGTTCGCAAAAGATAATGAGCGATTTGATGTAAACCGATTTCATAAAGCGTGTGGATACCATGTCACAAAATTCACTTCGAGATAAAGTTAAACGCATACAGGAATTGCGTCGCAGTAATGCGGCGCAACCTGTACGCAATAAGAAAAAATATTTTAGAAAAATAAAACATAAAAATAAATTTGATCAATGACGCTGCCCGCCCGTAAAGCTGCGGGGTTATCCACAGGGTTACGGGCGTTATCCACAACCCCCTGGAATTTGTGAGATTAATCACAAAATAAATTAGATAAAGCTTGGGCGTGTTGAGCAATTTGTCAGTGGCATAGGCTATAATACTCTTATACCAACAACGAAAGGCAACAAATGAGAATAGAACACAACCTGAAGTTCGTAACAGAGTTTAAGGACGGCCATCCAGTAACTAAGCAAATAGAAATGCTTGATGAGGATACTCGTATCTTTATGCTAGAGTCAATGCTAAAAGATTTAGTCGGTAGCCGACTACAACCAATTCTTGATGAGATAAATGCTAATGGCTCATACGCAATTCTTAAGGTGGCAGAATAATGGGATACAATACAGCATTAGATTTAACTGAATTAGATTTAGAGGTAGCACTAGGTTATCACTTACAGGGTAATCATTACCCGCCCGTCCCACTTTCTATGGTACAGCCTTGTATCGAGGCTATTGATGCTTACTATGATGAGGATTATAATAAGTTGATCGAAATGCCTGAAGGCGTATCTTATAAGGGTGACTCTCATGCGCCAGCGTGGGCTATTATCGAACAGCACCACTTAGACGCTTGGCTACCTGAAAGTGACTAAGGTCACACAATAACTTTCTCAAATAATGAGATAGGGCTAGACTAATGTCAGACCCCAATGCTATAATTACCAACCTAACAAAGAAAAGAGGCAATAAATGACAATCAACGACAAGTTGTATCAGGTAGGCG